TCTTCAATTTCCTCTTCTTCAGCTTCAACAGCTTCACCAAGCTCTTCAATCTCTGCTTCCTTGGTTTCAAGCTCGTCTTGAAGCTCTTCAACTTCTTCATCTTTACTTTCAATATCCGATTCAACTGCAATAGTTAACTCTTCAGGTTCAGCATCAGCAACAGTTGCCTCTGCCTCAAGCCGTTCAAGCACTTCGTCATCAATATTGTCACTCATAGTTTATCACTTTAAATCGTTAAAAACGAACCATCATCCTTGCTGAACACTAGGAACAATGGAATCATATGATTCGCAATTAAGAAATTCTATTCAACGGCGAATCTTTCTTAGAGCCACCAGAACCGCCTCCCATTTTAGAATCCATGTGTTTAGACATTTCATCCATCATCTTCTCCATTTCATCGGCCTTCATAGCTTTCGCAAGCATTTCGCCCATACCACGAGCGTCAGTGCCTTTCATGGGATTCAGACCAGAAAGAAACTTGAGAGCTTCTTTCTTAGTCATTTTAGTTTGGGAAGCCATTTGAGATGCAAACTGCATCTCTTCTGTCTGTGAGAGAGATTTCAAAAACTGGTCATGACTGTCACAAGGCATATACATTGTCTCACCCTCAAACTCATGCGTGTGAGAACCAGAACATCCAAGAGCTTGAGCAGCACCTAAAGCACCTTCTTCTGTCGGGAAGAGGTACTTTCTCATGTTGACTTGGCCTTCAAAATCCTGATATTCTTCAACGACAGAATCATCAGAATTAAATTCACTCTGAAGTTCCTCAACAGACATTAGTTCTTCTGCTTCGCCAAGATTAACAGAATTGCTTGGTGAAGCCCCACGGACAACAATGGAAAGATTATCAAATTTTCTGACAGACTTTGGAACGTAAAGACCATCACGTTCCTCCATCTTCTTGCTGTGGATAATACGGGGCGAAACTTCAAGCCATCCGTGGTTTATTTTTGTGGCAAGTTCATCATCATCAATAACGCCTTTGTAAATAACTCCAACGTTTTCTTTGAACTTAGCATCTTGAATCTCGCCCACAACTTCTCTTGAGTTTCTGTTTTCGTGGTCAACTACAATTTCTTTTCTTGCAAGTGTACTTGCCGCTTCAGCAAGAACTTCAGGAGTCCAAAGTTTACGTTTACCACTTTTATGACCAACAGTTATGTCGTTAGCCCCAATCGCAACACCGTGGATGGGATAGAGAGAACCGCTTTCAGACTTATCAGAAACAAAACCAATACCACCAGAACTAGACTTAGCTACATTCATGACATATCACTATTTACAGTATCAGAACCGCCAAATAAAATCTTTCTTTGTTCATTTTCCGATAAAGGTTCTATTTTACTATGGCAATTAGTACAAACAGAAGTTAAATTTGTTAACTCATTTGCCAATTTATATCCATCAAATTTACTGAATGGTTTAATGTGGTGGATATGTAAAGAACGTCCTTGTGTTTTCTGGTGTTCTTCATTTCTAATACCACACCGAACACACTTATAATTATCTCGTTCTAAAGCTTTTTTTCTTTGCTCTTGCCAATTTAAACCATAATACCTTTCATATCCACCATCCCACGAAGGATTTTCTCTCCCTCTCATATATTCCGAACGCCATTCATTTGAACATTCTTCACTGCAAAAGAATCTTTCATTACGTTCTATTTTGTTCTTGTGGAATCTTGTTCTTTTCCCACACTCATGACAGTTTTTGTATCCGTGGTTTTCTTCTTTTGTCCTTGCTTCAGAAATATAGGAATAACCACATTCAGATGAACAATAAACTCCTTGGTCTAATTCAGTATATGACTGCTTTACAGTAAACATCTCACCACACCAATCACATTCAACTTCAACAGACGCTTTTTGTGTCTTATATTGATTTAAGCAGTCTTGATTGCAAAAATTATTTTCTTCATTAATATCAGATTTTATTCTTGTTATTTCAGAAGAGCAAAACGCACAATGAACTGTTACTCTATCTCTTCGGCTTTCTGATAAACATTCTTGACTGCAATAGTTATCATCTTTAACTTCGCAAGGATACTTCTCAACAATGTCACCACATTCTTCGCAAATCACTTCAACTGTCATTAACTACATCACCCCCACCATCTCTATTTGGCTCCGTACTAGCGGGTGGTCTTTTAAAATTGGTTCCATCTTCCCCAACATTTTCAGAACCATTTACATCATCTTCGGGAATCTGTTGTTCCAAACCAAGTTCTTCAGGGTCTTGTCCAATAACAAGCCCGTTGATTTCTTCTTTATCGTATCCCAACTCTTCTGCTTTCTCCTTAATAACCGGAGTCCACTCGTTTTCAATCTCAATACGTGCTTCGTCTTTTTGATTTTCAAGACGTGCAGATTGAGAACGAGAAACGAATTGATTAACATCTGAAGTGAAACCACCAAGCGCGTACTTAGGCATTGGCATTTCACTCATAATGTAATTCAAGTCCCACTGAAGATATTCTTCAATCGGAGGAACTTGACCATCAACAGTATCAACAGACAAGTCACCTTGAACACCCTGCTTCATTCCGGGTTCAAACTCTTCTTGCCTGTGTTGTTTCATGAAGCCTTCAATCTCTTCAGGACTCCACGGATTTTCTTCAGAACCAAACTTGAAAAGTTGGAACGGAGAAGACATTGATTCAATAGCCTTGTCCAAGTCATCAAGTTTGTTCAGAAGGCTATTGAGTCTGTCTTCAACCGAAGTAATGCGGCTCTCTCCGAATATCTCACCTGCATCAGTGCAACGAGTCAACTTGATAACTTCGTCGCGTGTGAAGGGAATATACGCGCCTTGAGACTTATCAGCGATTGGGTCATCAAGTTGAACGTAAGCAGCGATTTCACCTGTAGACTTCTTGTAAAATTGTTGATTATCAAGAAGATTTCTCATCAGGCCCGATGCAGATTCTTTTTGACCTTCAATATCATAATCCGGTGGAAGAAGAACGGTCTGTCCGGGTTTAGTATAAGCACGGACGGTTTCAGGACGCATTAGTTTGAAACCGTATAAGTCACCTTCATCATTCTTAACTTTCTCAACAAGAGACGTGCCTTTTACTTCACGTTGAACTTGGGCTTTCTTTAGTAATGTAGAGAAATCAGCATCAATCTGCCCTGAAACAATTGACGAGTATGAAAGCCACTCTTCAAGTTTTTCTTTTGCTTCTTTGTTTTCTGTGTCAACGTAGTAACCGGGAGAAATAACTTCTGAAGCAAACGTACTAATAGGGTTCCGAATAATAGGAACTTCTTGATAAATCTCCCAATATCGACGTAGCTTTTTCTTGTTGGGGAAATGTTTATCAGCTTTACCCCGCCGCGTGGTAGAAGTATAATTACTATCCATCGCGGAAGGATGGTTGTCTACCGAGCGAGCTTCGGGGTCTTGCACTGCCCGCTCTAATTCCTCAACAACCGACTTACCTGCACTCGATAGACTAGTTCTGATACCCATGATTAGTTGAAATTATATGCTCGTTTTCGTGAACTTGCTACGTTTTCTTTTGATTTGTTAAACGAGTAAAATTGACCTTGCCGCTCTACATACCGATTGCCGCTTTTAGATGCAACTGCTAATGCAAGAGAGTCCGACATATCATCATGTTTATCTCCTTCAGCGAAGATTTTCATGTTTCCTCTATCAGTCATTTCGTATTCAATAGTTCTGAGTTGCTTTTTGAAATCTTCTCTATCGGGAATACTCAAACTTCCATCTTGCATTAGATTCTTTACTTGGTTGTAAATTGATTCTTTGCTACGAATCGTAGTTCGGAATCCTTCAACCTCTTTAAACTCTTCTTCAAACCGATGGACAGTACCTTCGCCAAGACCGTTTTCTTCAATATATACGTTAATATAATTTCTATCAGGTTTGTTCAGCTTGCCACGAATTTCTCGCTCCAACTCAGGAATCTCACACTTACTGATAACCTGAATATCAAACACATTATCATCAGAGTCAACTGAAGTTAGAACCGCTTTGTCGTCTCCTGTAGTAGCAGGGTCAACGCCTAAATAGCACGTCCGTCCTGTTCTATCAGGATATTTGACGTTCCGTGGTAAACCATCTTGGTTAAGCCACTCAAGAGAAGCGTTAATATCTCGGTTCTTGAAGAACGCATTTTTCTTGTCCGAGAATTGAGCAAGAACTTCTCTTTGAAACTCCATCTCCGTCATATCCTTACGCCATTCTTCAATTTGACGCGCCGGAATATCGGGATTGAGTTGTGAAGGATACCGCTTGCTCATCCAGTAATCTTCTCCATCATCAAACTTATTATACAAGTATCCTTCTTTCCCCCAAGCCGTTGACGCAATAACGAATTGACCATCAGTTGTCGCCATCATGGGAGAAATGATAGACGTGAAAATGTGACGGTCTATGAATGCTGCTTCGTCAACGAATGCTGAATTGATAGTCAAACCACGAATTGTTTCTTCAAGCGCGGGAAGTGCCTGAATCCGGCTACCGTTTTTACCTTTAATTCTTGTTTTGGTTTCTTCTTCAATCCCATATTGGTCGGGATTTTCAATCCATTCATCAATCTCCTTCTTCAGTTTACGCATGAAGTTGATTGACTGCCTCGCGGTGGGTGCTACAAGAAGAATCTCAGTGTCGGGCCACATTGTGAATTCATGAATAGCCATCCAAGCCATCATGGTTGTTTTCCCACACTGCCTACCACCCACAACAGCCTTTCTGTCATTATTAGCATCTATAAACTCCTTCTGATAGTCATAAGGCTTTTTAGAAATAACCTTATCCACGAAGAGCGAAGGGTTCTTACGTAGCCGCTCTTTCATCTCAGGAGTAATATCTTGCATAACAAAAACCTCAAGAACGCTAATTAAATCTCGTAAACCGAATCAAAGTAACCCGAACCGTCTTCATCTTCTAAATAATGTGAGGGACTGATTTCACTTTTATCAACAGAAGCACGAACAAACAATGGATTCAACACAGACATTGAAAGTGAGATTTTATCAAACGTTGTCTCACCAAATCTGTCCATGATTACTGCATCAAACTGCTTTCCTCTTGTTTCTTCTTCAAACCTATCGTAAGTTACAGTTTCAGCAGTAGGTCTTTCACCAAATGTACTCTGATATTCTTTTACGAAATAATTTGCAGTATTTATAGTAGGAGTAACAATGACTGTATCAAAACTATGGTCTTCAAACCGTTTTAGTTCTGCTTGAAGCAACGTGGTCTTTCCACACTGTCTTTCTCCTTTAAACAGTTTCTTAGGAGTCCACCAATCTTTTAGAAACTCATTTTGATACTCACGGTGTTCAAGCATTGGGAATTCGTCTTGCATTATTCTGAAAGACTCTCAATTAAGGACTCCGTTGCTTCATCACCGCTTCCACCTTCATCATCGAGAACGCCCAAATCTTTAATCGTCATACGGCTTTCCCTTGAAAGACGGTCTTTGGTAATCATCAGAGTATTTTCTTCCTCTTGCGTTACCATACCGTACTCTTCGTGGAAACCTATATCTTTCTCTTGCGTCAGACCTTTTTGAGCGATATACTCATCAGCACGTCTTCGCTGATGTAGGTCAACTGCTACTTGCCGTAGTTTTTCGGTAGGAAGAGGGTCGTCTTTCTCAAAATATGACTTTTCAATCAAGTCATTTGTGACAATATCAATCCACTCTTGGTCTTTTTCAGGAAGAGATTCATAGTAGCCACCGCGATTAGCATAGAAACCATGCTTTTCAGGGCGACCATCCCACTTCTCCGATTGGTCTTCCAGTTCTGAGTGATACCGGCACTTGTTATCATCGCAAGTAGGAGTGCGGTCGCAAGTCCCGTCTTTTGTTTTTAAGGGTGCGCCACACACATCATCACTATTTTGGTCTGTATCACTCATATTCTTCAAAAGCGCGGTCAACAAATTCTTCTGTAGATAAGTTCTTGTACTCTCCTTCTAAAAGTTGGTGATGGCTATAACAAAGAGTAACTAAGTTATCAAGAGAATTCATTTCTTCATGCTCCTCTTGAACGTTCCACATATACTTTGGACGAATGTGGTGAACAGCAGGATTCCTGCTTAATTCTTCTTTACCATCACCGCAAATCCGACAAGAATAATCATCTCTTTCCCGTGCTTTCTTACGTTGTTTGTACCAAGATGGGCCATATCCTTGACTTTCACAATCTTCGTTCCAAGCAGGATGTTCTTCGCCCGAAAGAGGCCATTTTGATGGATATGGATTCTCAAAGCCCGAAGCAATTAGTGCTTCAGTCCAACCGCCAAAGTGTTTTCTATAAGTAACTTTTGGAAATTCACCACATTCATCAATATCACCGAGTGTCGGATAATGACCTTCGGAATACTGATTAAATACACGATTAATATCTTTAATCAGTTCTTCATCCGAAACCTTATCCCTTCTATTTATATCAAAACCAGATTCTCTGAGAGCTTCGTTCCAACTCCCAAACTTCTGATTTATTGTGTTGGAAGAATGTTCACTATAATTCTGGTATTCGTGGTAAGTTGGTGCTTCCCCGCCAATAAACTTTTCAGAGACTTTTTGTATGCTTTTTATACAGTCTTCTTTTGATAGATACACGTTTGTCTTTTCATAGTTGCAAGCGTCAATTGCATTATTCCAAGAATCAAACTTTCTACAAACCGTGCTAGCGGGTATATTACCATATTCCCTATATTCTTTGTTCGTAGGCGTTTCGCCATCACAATATTCTTCAGAGACTCTTTTTATATCTTGGATAATCTCTTCATTAGAATATTTTTCAGACATAGTTACTCTCTGCCGGATTCGTGAACATCAAGAGAAACAACGTGGTCATAATCAATGACGTGCTTCTCTTCATCCTTATCAATAAGAGCGTGGGACTTGTTCAATTCAGTATCGTGCTGATGAAGCTCAAAAACTTCACCGTCGCACGTATAAATTTGGACTTCTCCACACTCATCAAGATAGGAGTCAATAATTTTTCTATTCATTGGTAACTATAGAATTTTCAATAGCAGTTTCAATGATTACTTCTTCATTAAACTGATTATCGGGATTTGATTTTTCATCTGAAACAATAGAGTAGTATTCGCTTTCGTCAATCTCAACTTCCATTTCCTCTAAACGTTCAAGAACACGACTAGCAACTTCCATCAGTTTATGCTTCTTCAATGGGCGTATTTTACTGTTGCCGTGAACCGAACCACACTTGCAATAACTCTTTTTCACTGACGGGTGGCCGGAATTACCTTCATCGTCAAAGTATTCAAATTCGGTTGTTTCAGAATACTCCTTGTACGATGTAACACAATCCGGCATATGTCTCGGATGAGGAGACAAAGTGTAAGAGAGTCGCCGGTAACAGTTATCGCAAATATCCGTGTTAGATTCTACTTTTTGTGTGAAAGTTGATTTCTGATTTAGATTTTCGTTTAGAGGCATAGTTGTAGACTACTCTATTTGTCGTTCCCTACTGACCCAAATACTCCAACAATTTCATCCTTTCGTGTCCATTGTTAGATGGAATGGGGTTGCCGGGTGGATTTTCGTTGAATCCTTTTTATTTTTCTTTCGTTGTTATAATAAAAGGAGCTGGTAAGTATAAATACTTTACGGTTGATAGTTTGTTTGGTAAAAATTGTCAAGAAGCAATCTTAATAATCAAAAATACTCTCTTTAACTCTACGCTCTGCTTTAGTTTTTGAATTTTTCATAAGATTATCATATTTACTTCTATCTTCTGTTTCCCACTTATATTCCATTCCGGGCGGTGCTTCTCCAATATATTCAAAAAAGTTTTCCATTTCTTCACCACTAAACACAATAGACGTATGTACGTGTTCGCCACGCTTATCATTTCTTTTATCTTTATATATTTTAGGATATAAACCTTCTTTATTAAAAGACTCAACTATATTATCAATGTTTGATGATTCATTTACTGTTGTAATGGTTGCTGAACTACAATATTTCCCATTATAATTTAAACCACCATCACCGCAATACCATATACAAGTAGAAATTGGGGAGATTTCAAAATTGTTCGGAAAAACTTTTTCAGAATTTTTTATCCATTTGTTAAAGAATTTCTTTATACTTGGATGAGTAATAGAACTCCAACGATATGTCTTGTGAAAATTTAGTGTGTTTATATAATCTTCATCCCAATCAAAAGACTTTTTAAAACTCTCTCTTTTTTCTTCAAAACTTTCTTTACATTCTCTAACTTCAATTCCAATATCACCCATCCTCCAATCAAACCAATCCATAAACTCTTCGTTTATAGAAACCCATCTTATAGCCCAATTTCTTGTACGGTGGTTGATTGAACCATCTCCCATAACCAAACCTTTCAGCATTTCTTTCTGAACGCGTGATATTTCCGGTCTTTCGCAATGAGAAGTAGTAAAGTGTGTACTTGGGTTTTTGTATGGCAAGTTACAATCTGGACAAATATACTTGTATCTATCTCTTTCACCTGTTCTTATACCAAACTTATGCAACCAACGAGAAACAGAAGCATGAGTTATATCAGTCTTTTCAGCTATCTTATTCGTACTTTTATCTTTATCAACGTACTGCTCTCTTAACCAATCCTCATCTTTATACTTTTCCGGCATTATAAACATTAGTGCCTCAATAAATAAAAAGCCTGTGGATTGGCTTCAAAAGCTTCAATCCTTTAGCCGAATATTTTCAAACCCTTCAATTTCGTTTTCTTCAGTAGTGTACCAAAATGCAGCAGTCTCTCCACCATCACTGCCAGTTGATTCAGCGAACGTAGATGGTGGTGCTGTACTCCCTGTCATGATTACGGGAACTTCATCAGCAATAGTCTCCCACCGAACAGAGTGATAGTGAGAGCGAATCCCTACATCAAACCCATTCTGCTTCGTGTACCACTGCAATGCACGTCGGATTCCAGTTGATGTTCCAATGTGGTTGAGATAGTTTTCACCATGACGAGTGTAGTAATCCCAACCACGGATATTGAACGAAACGTAACCAGCAGGATTAGCTTTTTCAAACCGGATGTTATTTGCTTCAGAATAATCAAGAGCAGTTTCAATGAAATCATATAACATCATATCAGCATTGGTTGTACTTTCTCTATCAATATTACCGTGGTTTCCGGGGACTCCATATACTTCAACACTCTCAAACTCTCTTGAGAGCATCAAAATCTGCTCTATGTATGTATTTCCTGCCTTACGAAGTTGGTCACGGAGGTTATCTTCTTGTTCATGCCGTTGACCGGGAAAAACGCCTTCTCCGTCTAAGTGATCGCCGTTAAGAATGAGAACAACATCTTCAACATCACCACGTTCTTTAGCGTGACTAACTGCTCGTTCAAAGTATTCGCAAATAGCACCCTGTGCCTCTTCTGCACTGTAATAATCAACACCGGGGCGGTCTTCAATCAAAGCCCCAACGTGTGAATCGCTATGTGGTAAAACAAGCGTTGAACTTCCTTCAGTGCGTTCAGTAACATTCAAAACAGGATTGGTATTAGCCAATGCTTCCTTAACTTCTTTTTCTAGTTCCGTGAGAGCATTGTGTGCATCTTTGACATTTTGGGACTTGTCGTAGATATTTTGCCGCCTAACTTCTGTTTCGTGTTCATCCCTTGTTTCAGGTTTACTCTCTATATCTTCATCCTCAACAGACCAAACACCACCAGAATCACGTTCCAATTCATATCCTGCTTCCTCAAGGGCATCCATACGGTAGCGACAAGCACGATATGAAATCCCTAATTCATCAGCAATATGTTCTCTTGTATTCGGCATCAAGTCCAATACACATTGTTGTTTTGGTGTAATATCAGAGTCAGTCATATGAAACCACAACTTGCATGATAATTAATAGTTTATCCAACTTTAAAGTCTTTCCGGTTCAGTAATCAAATATCCCTTTTTCTCCACCCATTCCATCATCAGATTCATCATCTTCCTCTATATCTAAGTAGTCTTTTGCTAATTTTTCAAACTCTTTATGATTTCTTCCTTTGAATTTTCCTTCTAATTTACCATGACAATATCTACAAAGCGAAATAAGATTTGATTTATTATTCATTTTACCACGTTCATTTTCTTTAATGAACTCTCTTCTTGGCTTAATATGGTGGACACTAGGGTTTCTATCATATTTCTTTGAACAAATTCTACAATTATAATTATCCCTCTTCCTTACTTCTTTTTTCACTGTTTCCCAATTATCGCCAAAATCGCCAACGGTTGAAACCTTATTTCTATCATAATTTCTGTTTGGCTTGTATCCAGATTCAATAACACCTTGTCCATAAGAACCAAAATTATTACGATAAGGCATGACCGAATATTTTCCATAT